ATCATCTACCGCTTTTTTCTCTGCTGCAGTTATCTTCTTCTTTTGATCTGGAGTCATAGTCTCAGGATTAGCCGCATAAGCATTAAGTCGCCCGCGCTGCTGATTTAGAGCAATCTCTGCAGCATGTTCAGCAGCAGTTTTGTGTAAACTCCAGTCAAATTCGGCCATTAGTGCATCCTACCTTTTAGGTCTTTAGTTAATATGTGGTATGAGCATTTCCAGTCGGTTAAAATTTTCAACCAACCCTTCCTACCCCACGCCTCTAGTGAGGAGCATCCCATTCCCATTGCCCAATGTTCTATATCAGGTAAAAATTCAATCCATTTCTCCATCTCTACCCCTCCAAGGGCTATTATTCTAAGCACCCTTTTGCTTGGATATGGCGCTAATTGCGTAACCATACAGGCCAAAATATTATCATTATCAGCAGCAATCCATAACTGCATCTCACCTTCTGTTAAATACTCATAGTAATCAGCTAAATTCGCTTCACCAGCAGAATGTTCAATCACATTCTCTATGTAATTCTGTATCTTTTCCCAGACGACATGAACGTCGTCGGGAGAAACCATAGCTATTTTACAATTTGACCCACGCGGATGTAGATTCTTTGAAGAAATAGATTCCTTCGCCCGATCCCGGATCCCAGTCCGACCCATCGGCGTATCTGACGTCCCCTCCTCTTGGTTTTTCTGGCGCGACATGTATCCTCTCTAGTCTGAATGTGGCTTGGTTGAATATGATATCAGCCAAGCGTTTAAGTTCTGTGACAACATATATTCCTAAGTCCTCTTTATCTAGTGGTAATGGCCCCGGCTCATAATGAGTGACAGACTTTACTACTCTGTCTTTGTATGTAGCCATTAGTAGCTCCTAGAGCCTCTAGTTCCTGCGTCATCAACCTCTATTGAGTACCCATCAAGCCTCCAATCAAAGTCCCCGGTGGATTCAAACTTAACTCCATAGAGCTTTCCAGATGCTCTAACTGAAACTTTAGATTGCGTGTCAGGGTTAAAAGTGTAGGCAGAAGTCCATGTAACGGCCTCTTCTGTAGACATCTGAGTGCCTACATAGACATTAACCGTATTATCAGAGCCAGATACCTCCATCTTGGGGTATATAGCTTTTATTCTTTTTACCACTACTTGATCCGGTTGGCCTTGTGCTGTGGTAGACAGACCTGTCCTTTGAATGTAAGAGGTCATGTCTGTAGTGTTTTCTCTGTTTCCGGAATTATTACGATACAGCTTTGTATCTGTATATCCAGCCATAACAAGAACGTTCTCTACCTGACTCCAACTCTGTGACCAAGTACCCAAAGCACTACTCCATGTGGGTACTGCCGCCGCCCAAGTTGTAAAGGTATTAGGATCGTCTATGGAACCGTAACCAATGTGTGCTAGATCTGGAAGATCTCTTATTGTGAATGCTTGGTTAGTCCAGTTCCATACAACTGCTTTGTTGCATTGACCACTAGCACCTTCCGCTGTTGGGAAACAAGCCCACATCTCTGTTCTTCCATAGTCAGCTACAACAAAAGATTTCTTATATTCTTCACCATCAATAGATTGAAAGATATAATCTCTAATCTTATGGGGAAGGATAGAAATAACCTTCTGACCATCATTAATATAAATATCACCGTTGCCAAAGAAGAAATGTCCACCATCGTACTCTGCTATACAGTTCTTTGATAATGCACCAACTGAAGGAGATAGTTGTCTAAAGGCAAAGATGAAAGGAGTTCCAACATACGTCATAGAGTATATGGAATCCTCTTTGTAAATCATAAATGAATCACGCAGAGGAAGGCCATCTAATATCTCACCTTTTGAATCTGCTAATTCATATTCTCCAGCATCTACTGTTGCACTGGTTTCATCCCATGAGGCTGGGATTAGCTGAGTAGCAGCCTCTGTAGACCATTTTACTAATCTTGGATAATTTACATTTGACTTGGTTACATTAAGGGAAACCAAGAATGATCTGAATGCTCTTAATGACTTACATTCTGTGCTGGCGGGCCAATAAGTAAGGTCAGCCATCTTAGTTGATGTTGTAGGTACACCGGCAGTTAATGCCCAGAACTGTGGATCATCAACACCGTTAGTCATTACAAGTACACCGCCTATAACAGTGGCAGTCCAGTTCTCCGTAACGTCAGTAGAGTATGCACCACTGGCTCTGGTAATGTCGTACCACTTCTTTGTTCTGGTTACCTTTGCGCCGTCTGCATGGATTGCAGCACCACCACCCCTTACGCACCCAGTGAATGTGTTTGTTGAGATACCTGTATAGGCAATCTCCTCATCATCTATGGTAATAGTTCCAGCGGTTTCAAAACCAGTTACACTGTCCACCGTGATAGATGTATCTACTGCACTAATACTACCATCTAGTGTATCTGTAACGGTACTATTATCGTAGACATGTATAGCCGCCTCACCACCTACAATCCAATACTCATTAACCCCTGTAACAAGGCTAATAATGTAAAGGGGAGCAACAGGTACGGTTGCCATAACATCGGCGTAGCCCGGTGATTTTATAATAGCACTATGTTCTGATCTAACGTTATTTCCGTCAGACCATACATTAGGCGGGAGTTGCCACGGATTAATATCCTTGACAATTCCAACTTGCCCTACATTATCTACTGGTATTAAGGCCATATTATGTTATTTCTAATCCGACGGGCCTTCAGACATTGGTGGAGAAGAGAATAAATCGTGAGTCATACTGTATGTTTCACCAACAATAGCAGCCCCTCTTGATCCCACTCCTGACTGTTTCCACTCAGAATGCTCACCGTAAATAGTTTTCAAAAAGAAAATTCCATTCTCTTCTGTTACCGCATCTGCATCACGGACGACGATAATAGTAATAATTTTATTTCCTGCTCCTAATTGTGCAAAATATTTCATGCTGTATATGTTCCTGTAGATGTAAACTTAACAACTTTATAGTCCCCATCTGTTGTTACGGTGGGGCTTCCTGTTACGGTTCCTGTGTATTGAGAGGTAAGCATTCTAATGATGACAATACCATCGCCACCTGCTCCTGAACATAGGCCACTAACGACGTCATTTGTACCTGAACCACCACCACCACCGCCAAGTCCATCAGTTCCATCAACTCCATTTTCTCCTTCTGGCGCTCCAGCACCTCCGCCTCCGCTTCCTCCGGCTCCAACAGTTGCGGTACTGCTTCCCCCGCCTCCGCCACCACCTGCGTAGGTTACTGATGAGCCTGTAATTGAATTAGCTGTGCCAGCGCCACCAGCGCCACTAGCACCAGATGTTCCCGCGGCTCCAACCGCTCCAGACCCGCCACCGCCACCTGCGCCGGTTGCACTGTGTCCTACACCGCCATCATTACCTTCTCCAGCTGTCCCAGATCCTCCGGCGTTAGCTCCTCCACCGCCTCCACCGCCACCAGAACCTCCATTTCTTCCTGCACCGTTATAACTTCCACCACCACCACCACCCACTGTAACTACAGTCGTGATGTCTGATCCGGCTAAACTTGAAGCCGATCCATCTGTTCCTGCTGTAACACCAGTTCCACAGGTTGCAACAGCACCGGCTCCAACAGTTGCCGTATAAACAGTGCTACTACTTAGTTGTAAACTTGTGCCTGATCTTAATCCGCCCGCTCCACCTCCAGATGATGGGCCGGAACCATTTCCGGCAACCAAGCCACCTGAACCCCCACCTGAAACAACAATATAATCTATAGATGCGGGTTGTACAGAGATTGCAGGGTTTGTTTCATTTATTCCTGTGACGGCAACCCATCCTTGAGTAGCGTCCACATAGACCAGTTTAACCCCCTGCCTATCATACTTTAAAACCAAAGTAGAGCTTGCCCCCTTTAGGTTTAGTGAGTTGGGATTTAAAAGTAGATTGTTTGTATCAAAGGTTCCCGCATAATCAACAATCTCAATCGTATCTCCTACACTTGCAGAGGCGGGAAGGGTACAAGTTAATTCACCAGATGTTGTATTAACAGGATACCCTTGACCAGCAACGGCAACAAAACTGGTAGTTTTAACTGACTGCCATGCGGAAACACTTTCTCCACTTGATGCCGCCGTTAATCGACCCTGTTGATCTACAGTAACTGATGCAGCGGTATAACTTCCCGGCGTAACGGCTGTGTTCGCCAATTTTACAGGAGTTACAGAACCATCAATCGGAGTAACCGTATTAGACACTTGAGCAAGATGAATAACTTGAACATTGTTAGTACCTGATGTTACCGTTCCAGTGAAGGTTAGACTGGTTCCGTTAAGCGTGTATTCGCTGGTATCTCTTCTAACTCCAGAAACAAAAACAAGAATTGCTGATGCACTTGGTGGGGCATAATCCAGCGTCACCGTCATAGCGGTTCCATCACCGTTAAAAAACTTTGACGGATAGTTTTGAAATCTGGGTTCGTTTCCTATATATGCCATATTAGCTCCATCCTAATGATACTGCGTGTATTCTTGTGTCTTTAGAAGCTGATTGGTTATGCGTTGTTATCTTAAACCTCATAGCTGTTCCAGAAGGTTGTGATGAAATATCTAAACCATGTGTGGTAACAATCTCATGTCCTCCAGTTGATCCTTGAGAAACAAGAGTGGCTTGCGTGTAGTTAGATCCGCTATCTCTGCTGACATATGCTTTGATGTCTGTATTCAAAGTGGCTGTTCCTGCACCATTAGAATAGGTCATAACGACATCACCTTTAGTTGGAACCGATTCAGCCGTCTGAGCATTTGAGATTAAAGTCATGTCGGCATAAGACAGAGTGTCGTAGAGAATGTGAATTGCACCATCTCCACCAGCGGCTGATGGGTTTGCGTCTGCTGAACCTCCCCCTCCACCACCACCTGTATTTGCTGTTCCATCAGTTCCTGCGGCTGGGTATGTTCCCCCTGCACCACCGCCACCTGTCCCACCAGCTCCTCCCCCGGCTGTATTTCCGCCACCACCACCTCCACCGGCAAACCAGCCTGAGGCGCCTACACCTGTTCCAAAAATAGAGGAATAATCTTTACCAACACCGCCAGCCCCTCCGACAGTTGTGCTTGCCGGAGCCGAGCCA